GGATGGTAACGTCTTGCTAATCTCTTAGCGGTGTAGTCACCATTATTAGATAAATATCTGATTTTGGTATTGCTCGTCTAATAACTTCAGATCGTAACTGGTTTTTCTTTCCCTCCCTAAGATCGATACACCAGATTAAGTATAAAACACCTTAATCCGATGAGTTCTCTGAGGTGGGACGGGTCCAGGGGTATAAAGAAACCCCCTTCGGACCCGAACCGGAATCCTCATCGACGGAAACAGACTTAAGATAGAATAAAATCTACTTAGGAAGACACCGGTTGGTGAGGGATTGAGAAGTACCAGCGTCTCTATACTGACCTTTGGGTAAAGGTCTATATATAGAGGACGGTCTGAAGATCTAATTATTAGGATGCGAGCGGTTCACTCTCAGATTTAGAGTGAGATCTTATATCCTCTGAGTCCCGGCTGCAAACTCTTCATCCTTAGGTGTTGCATAGTACTCCGTAGCGGGGTTTTGGTATAAACCCACCTTGGAGATCTATGCAGTTAACTAAAGAGTGTATCCAAAAGGGAACTTCATGCTCCGATTTGGCCTCTCTTGCTTTGGAACAATACCGTCTCTCCTTCGAGAGGGGCGTTAGTTCATGTCAGACTTCCGTACCGGAGTTCGCAGGTGATGAGCCTGTTGAACCGCGATTGGAAAATCTGCAAATCCATAAATTCATGGTTTCAAAGTGTGGGTCGCTTGAAAGGTTCTATATTACCCTTTTGCTATCCAGGATGGTTTGTGTTCCAAACCTGAAAGGCTAGGGGAACTATGGATACTAGGCCTAATGCCCTAAACGAAAGTGGATGTACCAGAGTAGACTGATTATCATTGGAATGATACATCAGGAGTGAGAGTGGAACGTTAGGAGTAACATCCCAAACCCACCCAACGATGATCGAGGACTCAATTCTAGGGTGGAACCTAGTGTTGGGACCCTTTGATCATCACCTCTAGCCTGCGGAACTTCGGAGGCAAAGCCGAAGGAAAGCAGGCTCATCCACGATAGAAGAGCATATAGGTTTCACGTCCCGACAGTGAAAGACTATGGCATACTACGCAGACACAACAAATGATAAAATGTTATTTATACCATTTATTCTATCTACGGGCAACCGTAGTTTCCATTCAACTTGTGTTGACTACCAGAGACCTGATCATTCTTTATATGTCTTAATTGATTGGTCTCGGATCAATGCAGGGGATTTTGCTGTGGTAGATCCTTGTGATCCCCACGCTATCCTTTATCTGACTGATCGCGAATACAAAATTCAATTAAGAGTTTCGTTGACGAATGACAGTCGGCTAATTGTTTTAGCGCGGCCAGGCGATGTTCCAACATCTCCGGATTCCAAGCCTGTATCTGATCGTCCGTTTTCCGCAACACGTGACCCAGGTGATAAACCTGCTGATGAAGCAGCCCACTTGCTAACGCAGTTAGGCCGACTACGATCATATACTGCACGTATGTTTCGAACTGACGAGGATACGGGCCTGGTACTATTAGAGAGTGTAGATTTCTCTAAACTTATCCCGGAATGAGGTAATTTACTGTATTTCTGGGCTAAGGGTACTAAGAACCCTAAAGCAGCATCAGATTTTGAGCAAATGAGCCTGGTTCTCCAACACACTCTGGAGCATAAAGGAGCTAAAGGAGTAGTTTTACTCCTTAAAAACTCCTATTTTGCTATCCAGATGTTTCTTGCCGGCCGCCCTCTCGAGTCGGGTTGACACCTTGATCATCCAGTCAGTTTATCTGCTGGGTTACCTCGGTGAATTCCCCGATACTTGCGGACAAGAGTCCGTGATCGAGACACTGAATTAGTCCGGGTAGTACAGTCTTTATTATTTTCATATAAAGCTTTTTACTGCCTTGGACGTCCTTCAGTAGATACGATCCTCGAGAGTCCACCTCTAATCACCACACGGGACTCGGAATCATTCCGAGATTCGTGTAAACTGATGAAAGATGGATTGGTTGGTCCTCGTTTAGCATATTCTGAATCCTTGAAAGAGTTCCTTACCCCTGGGGATCCTGGAAAGTTCTACCCGCTCGAAAGAGCGTGTGGTTCTTTCAAATCCGGCCCAACTCATACTTTCTCCCTTTTTGGGGCGAATGTAGAGTTGTTAGCTTGATTTAACGAGACTAGAAATTATCTAGTTGAGTTCTTTATCTCCCTCGGGCATAAGGCTGCTCTCCAAGAACTTCAGGAGGAGCTGGCTAGTGCCGCTCGGGTATCATCTATCCGGTATATTGCCGGGCAGTTGTTTTACCGAGCCGAGTACTCACCTCGATGGCTACGTCCTGTCCTTTCTAAGCTTGCCTTCAAAGTGGAGGCAGCTGCGAAAGTTCGGACTTTTGCCATCGTGGATTATTGAACTCAGTGAGCGCTACGCCCCCTCCATTTGTTCCTTTTTGATACTCTTAAACTCTTCTCCGGTGATGCAACCTTCGATCAAGAAGGTGTCACCGCGGAGTTTGCCAAAAGAGTACATCAAGGACAGCTACCCGTGTTTTCTTTCGATTTAAAGTCTGCAACAGACTTTATCCCGAGAGAATTGTACCGTATTCTCTTTGGTGTTTGATTTGGGGAACCTCTTGCAATTGCTTGAGAGAACCTTATCTCTGACCGAGAGTTCACAGTACCTCGACAGTTTCATGGGCTGGATTTATCATCTTTACCCTTGACTGTTAAGTACGGGAGAGGCCAACCAATAGGGGCCTTGTCGAGTTGATCCGCTTTAGCTTTTGTTCATCATATACTAGTTCATCATTCTGCTATTCTCTGTGGTTACAGAGCATGGCAGTTCCGGGATTATGTAATCCTGGGTGATGACATTTGTATTGCGAACGAAGCTGTAGCGAATATATACCTAGTAGTGGCATCTCAGTTTGATATTCGGTTATCCACGTCGAAATCTATCCCTTCTGGGATCGGTTTCTTCGTGTTTGCGAATCAAACATGATTGAACAATACCAACCTTTCCGCGATTTCCCTTCGAGAGGAAACAAAAATCCGCTCTGTTTCAGAGCGGATCGAGTTTGCCATAAGAATGGTTCGCCGGGGTTGGGCGTTTGATCAAAACGAGCTAAAACTATCTCGGTTAGTCCGGTTATGTTTGACGCAGGAGCGGTATTTAGCCGCTTCTAAAATCTGACAAACCGGAAAACTTGATGAGATTTCTCCCCTTCTTCTGACGCTCTTTTTCGGGCCTAATCGCTCGAGACTTCAAGCGTTAGGATTACCGTCTTTAACCTTCAGTCCAATAGCCGCAATTTTAATTGCGGGGATTGAGGTGTTTAGTTTTGGGCGTCGGATTCGGGAGGAGACGTTAGTGGTCGACCCCGAACTTCGTTTAGTTGTTCGGTGAGCTTTCTTAGGTGCTATGATGAGTAACATCACCAAAGCGCTTAATATTGCTGATCGACGACTATCTTGTTTTAGCTTTTGAGCATCAAATTATTTTGAGCGTGTGCCTCAGGGAGTGGACCGTTCTAACTCCTTTTTAGGGTTAGTCCGGGTACTCGAGTCTCGTGTTGATCGAGACCGCCTCCACGTTCGTGAAGAGCGGTTCGAGCTTCAAGAGCTTCGCGATCTCCTAGAGACCATGCCGGGCATACCCCATTTATTTGGGGCTTGTACCGACTCGTACACTCG